GTCAGGTCAGTGACTTCAAAGGCGCAGACGTGCTTCTGGCAGATCTCTCCGACGAGACAGAAGAAGTCATCGGGGACAGAGGCCATGACAGCAACGGGATCAGGTTATCGCTTGCAGAACGCAATATCACTGCCTGTAGCGCGACACCGAAAATGGAAGCGCGGGACAGAGTGGTTGGAACCCTGCGGACCCTGCCGCGCGCATCCATAGGCAGTGGCTAATTGCTGATTAAGACCTCTTTAAAACGCCCCTTGGAGCCCCCTTTTGAGATGCTATAGGCGAGCTCGACGCCTTCGATGTCGAACCCCTTGAACGTCTCACGCACCTCCGGGCGATCGTTCAGCGAGAGTATGAAACGCCCCTTGATCCTCCGCAGCGCGGCTGCAAGTTCCTCGAACTGCCCTCGATCGAACGCCGCGCCATAGTCGGTCTCGCAGCCCCAATAGGGCGGGTCGAGGTAATACAGCGTGTCTGGCCGATCATAACGCGGGATCAGCCGTTCCCACGGCAGGCACTCGATCACCACGCGTGACAGACGTCCGTGCACATCCTCCAGGATCGGTCGCAATTCCTGCACGTCGAAACGCGCCGCGCGCAACGCGACCCCGAATGTCCGTCCCTGAACCTTGCCGCCGAACGCAGTGCGCTGGAGATAGAGAAAGCGCACGGCGCGCTCCAGATCGGTCAGGCTCGCAGGCTCGGCCAGTCGCAACCGCTCGAACTCATTGCGGCTCGTGACCTGCCAGCGAAGCATGTCCATCAGCGGCACATAGTGCCTCTGAAGCACCCGGAAGAGATTGGCGACATCCATGTTAAGGTCATTGATCACCTCGCATGGCGCTTCGAAAGGCCTCCTGAGAAAGACACCACCCATACCGACCATCGGCTCGACATAGGCGCGGTGCGGGATTGCGGAGATGCGTTCGATGATGCGTCGAGCAAGTGTGCGCTTGCCGCCCAGATAGGGGGCGACGGGTTTTACAGCCGTAATCGGCCGGAGATTCGACTCCATATGTAATGTGTGTCCATCATGACCCCGCCGCTGCAGCGGTAGGCGGGGCGGTTTGATCCGTGGGTGTTTCCGCACCCGGTTGGGCTGTTGACGCAGCCTCAACCCCCGTCATGTCAGGCGCTGCCGAGGGCGCGCTCTCCGGAACCATGCGCCACGGAAACGCCGGCATGAGGGGGAATTGTGTCTGGGGCAGGCTGAACCGCATCTCCAGATCATGACATCGCAGCCGCGCGCCGATCGCCTCGACGTGCATGTCCTGCAGCATGTCGGCCGTCATGACCTCACGTGCACGGGCTGACATCTCGTTGGCGAGTGCGCGCTCATAGGCGGCGGCGAGATAGGCTTGCTGACGGTGGCTCTGGTCGACCAGCTGGAGCGCCTGCTGACCGGCATCGAGCCGATTGCGCTGAGCCTGCATCCGCGCCTTCAGGACTGTGCCAGCCCATCCGGCCACGCCACCGACGATTGCGCCGGCAGGCCCGCTCCATGTGGCCCAGAGATCGGCGATGCTGATCATCCGGCCACATGCACCCAGGAGTTGGAGTTGGCGATATATTGCAAGGCGACGGGCGCAGCGGCCGATATCGTCGTCGGAACCCCATATGTCGTTGCAGATGGGCCACTCGGGCCGGTCGGCCAGGAGACGGATGTGATCGTCTGGCCGGTGGTCGTCAGCCGGATGACGGTGCCGTCCGGCGGCGATACCGGAAGAACGACCGAAAACCCATCAGCGTCGGCCGCACCGCTGAACACGATCGAATCGAACCCGAAGGGAATCGTATAGCTGCCTCCAGCTGCTGCGGCAGGCGCAACCATCATCTGATGCCATGCCTCGCCCTTGGTCTGGCATCCGATCGCCGTCTGGTCGGACCAGTCCAGATGCTTGCCACAGATGCGATAGCTCTTGGCCTGACCCATATCGATCGGGATGATGCGCGTGCGGGCATAGACGGTGGTCGAGGCGACAGTCTGTGGCTGGGCGAGGATATATGTGCCGGCACCGCCCGTCCCGGATCCAAGGGCCTGGATTACGGTGCCGCTCAGAACCTCCGTGCCCGACACGGCATCCCCAACGGCGATATTGCCGGTAGGCGCGGGCTTTGCCGCGATCGTCATCACAGATCCCGCGATGGAGCCGGTAGCCTGCCAGTTGGCACTGGAGAGAGTCGTGGATGCGACTGTCTGGAGCTGGACGATCTGATAGGTGCCGACACCGCCCGTCCCCGATCCGAGCGCCGTTATGACAGTGTTGGCCGCAATGCCTGTGCCCGTGACACTGTCACCGACTGCGAACGTCCCGTCATCGACCATGGAAGATACGGTGAGTGTGGTCCCGGAAATGCTGGCCGTGGCCGTGCCGTGTTGGGCCGAATCCACGTCCGTCTCCACGCCCTCCGCCTCGGTTGCATAGACGAAATACCCGGCGCTGAAGAAGCTGAACGCCGATGCATTGGTGTGGCTGAAGGCGATCCCCCAGAACTTGTTGGAATTGACGTAATTGTATTGCCCTGGCCGCGCGGGATCGAGACCCTGCGCCACGCCGATCGCCCCGTCCGAGACGAGATTGCACAAGCCACCGAAAAACACGTTGGTGTCGGCCGAATTGCGGATGTCGATGCACCGCCCGGTGACGGTCAAAAAATTGTTGTTGGCAAAGCTATTGGCCGTCAGCACCTGATTGGGCTGTCCGTTGGAGCCGAACGCGCCCTGCAGCAGGATGCAGGTGGAGCATCCATACCCCGTGTTGTCATGCACATTGAGCCACAGGATATTGCTGACAGGCGACGCCGTTCCGCCGAGCGAGATCAGGGACGGAGACGTGTTGAACCCGTCAAAGAAGTTATGGGCGATCTCCGAATGACTGATTGCTGGCAGCACAATCACCGGATCTGCATCTTCTGCTGAAGATGCAGGAAAGAAATGCGCGCCATCGATTGCGGCCCCGATCAGAGCGACTGTCGCATCCTGCCCGATGCAGGGACTTCCTGCTGTCGCGCAATACACCTTAGCTCCGAAATCGAAGTGCAGACGAAGGTTGGGGCGCATGAGAAGCGTAGAAGCGAAGCGATAGGTGCCCGGCGGCACATAAACATCACCTCCGTTTGCGAGCGTCGCAGTCGCGACGTTGATCGCGGCCGCATCGTCGTGAACGTTGTCGGCCACAGCACCCATGTCGGACAGCACATCCAGATGGCGACTAGCGCGATCGGCGGCGGTCGCAGCCGTTCCCATGCCTGTCGCGGTCGCAACCGCTCGGGAGATGTTGCCCGCTATAGGGCCGATATAATTGCCGCTACCGTCCGTGAAGCGCGCACTGGGCATCGCATTGTTGACGGCGGCCACCAGCGCATCGAGCCGCATCCCGGCTGCAAGGGACGACGGGTCGAGATTCGCGAAATGCGCGGTGCCATCCTGACCGATCTGCCACGCCGGATTGACGCGCGCCTGGGCGATCCCGCCACCCGCCGTGTTGACCGGTCCGGCCGCGCTCGCCTCGACGGCCGTGACGATCGCAAGCGCCAGTAGCGCCAGAAGAACAAGGCTGCGTATCATGCGATCTCCATCGGCCCTGATCCGTCGAGGTAGACCTCGCCACTGCCGGCGACGGGCGTGTAGCCATCCGTCGTATCCGGAAGCGGCGTCGGCGCTGTGAGATTGCCGGCCGGCGATACGCCCCAGCGCGGCTTGCCGCCGAGGAGCAGCGATCCGTTGGTATCGACGATCGCCAATTGTGCGCCACCAAGAGACTGGGCGATCGCCGCTGCCAGGCCGGGGATTGGCAACGAAGATCCGTCCGAAAACGACACCTGAAGCGATCCGGTCTCTGCATCGAAAGCAAAGCCAGTGATCGCGGGTGGCGCTGGCGGGGTCGATCCCGGATAGACCTCGACGGAGATCGGTGGATTGGCATTGGTCACGCTCGCGCTCATCAGCTGCTCCCGGGGATGCTGATGGCCGGGCTGACCAGGACGGCGACAGTCTGCGTCGCCGAGACCACGCCGCCTCGAGACAGAACCACGTCCACGAACAGCCGGCCGGTTGGCCACGCTGCGGTCGATCCGCTCGATGTCAGGTTGAGTGTGCCGGGCATGTTGGCGGGAAGTGCCTTGACGAGATCCGCGACAAGCACGCCCTGCGCGTCGCGCAGCTGGGCCGAGATCGCATAGCCATCAAGCGCAACAAGCGCGCCCGCTGCGTCCCTGAAGACGAGAGAGAGCGCCAGCGTCGTGCCTTGCTTGAGCGCGATGGGGATCATGGCAGCCACTGGTAGATCAATGCTCCGGACGCTCCATTGCCGCCCGGAGATGTCGAGCCGTTGTTGGCACCGTACCCGCCGCCACCACCTGCGCCCGGCTTGCTTGCTGGCAAGCCGGCCGTAGCCCCGGCACGACCGGCACCACCTCCCAGCAGTGATTCCGCACCGTTACCGGCAAAGACATTCGTGCCGTTCTGGCCATCTGTCCCCGATCCGCCCTGGTTGTTGATAAGCGTGCCACCGCTTGCGGTGCCCCCGGCCGCACCTGGGGCGGCCTGCGTTGTCGGGAACGATGCGTTGCCTCCAGAATTGGCAGTGCATAGCGTAGTCCCTTGGAGCGTAACCGTTGATGCTGTACCCGGCGTCCCTGGGACGCCGCCGCTGCCTATGACCACCACAAGGCTGTCACCTGCGCTGATCGTGTAAATACCCCAAGCTTCGCCTCCGGCGCCGCCGCCTCCCCCGGAATAGTTGCCTGCGCTAGTGGTATCAGTTGCCGTGGCCCCGGCCCCTCCCGGGCCGATCAGACGGAGCATCACACGTGTCGCCCAATCAGGCGCGATCAGCGTTCCACCAGATGTACGCATGTATGGGGTCATCGCAGCAGCCATTGTCGTGTAGCTGCTTTGAAGAGACTGATTGATTGCCGCCTCGCTTGCTGAGGCGCGGTCGGTCTCACCCGCCACATCAGTGGTAAGCGCAAGCATGCCCAGATCGGTCCCACCCGATGCAGCGCGTAGATGCGCGTTATCGGTGGCAATGCCGATGTTGATCTTGGCCGATCCTTGATTGGGTCCGCCTCCCTGCTCGACCGGGACGAAGGCAAGAGCCACGCTCTTGGCGGCGGCCGCAGCTGCGGCCTTGATTGCTGCCCAGAGCTGGCCAAGATTGCTGGCATCCGGCTCGAGCGATGCTCCCTCGATGCACCCAACAATCTCCTCTTGAATTGCCGTCCGATCGGCCGCGACGAGGATGGTCCCGTCTGTCTCACCGGGCGTATAATCCGCATATACGCGTCGATTGTCGGCGTTAAGGACGTATCCGGATGCAGTAGTGCGATCCATCAGATCCAAACTCCTGCCACCCTGAAGTAAACAATAGTATCGGCTGGCGCATTGAGCATTATAGCCGTCCGTAAGTCAGCATTGTCGGCGGATAGGTCACATATCCATTGATAGCGCAGCGCTATTTGCCCGCATGTCGACGCACCCGCGCGTGCCACTCCGCAGATTGGAGGATCCGGCTCCTCGATCGTAAGAGTGATGCCGTATTGCTCGCCCATCGCGACATAGAAAGCGATCGACTGACCACCTGCCGATACCCATCTCTGCTGCAACAGATTTTGCCGCTGCGTGATCGTCAGATCGCCTGTGTCGCGACCTGCGGGGTCAGGGCCCAGGACAGTCTGATAGTCATCAAGAAGCAGTACGGATGTACCCGGTGAGATCTCTTGCGTCAGGGCATAAATATCTGCCTCGAGCGTCTCTCGAGAGATCGCGCGCGCGGAGAGTAGTGCGGCAAGATTTGAATTGTCGTCCGTTGGCCATGCCTGGCCGGATGGCAGCAACTGCGTCAGCCACTCCCTGGCAATATCGGTCGCAGTACGGCTGCCGTCCGGACCTGTGTCGAAGACTGGCGCGCCGCTGGCATCCAGTATGACGCCAAATGCCGAGTCCTGAAGCAGTGGCATCTCTGACTAGCCCCCCGCCTGCGCAGGAGTGAAGAGCGGGATTCGGAGATCCTGGCCGTTTACGTTGATGTGCATCCATTGGTCAGGCACAGGATTGTTGGTGAGCGAAGATCCGCCCGCAACGGTTGGCGACGCAATCTGCAGTTCACCGCCATCGGCCGGATACAGTCCCAGATTGGGCGAGCCGGATGGCCCCTCCTGCACATAGATTCCCGCTGCCTGCTGGCCGCTGCCTGCCTGGACTTGCAGGGTGTTGTTCGGATTTTGGTTGGTTCCGATAGTAAATATGGGTGTACCCGAAGCATTGGAGAACGCGACGACGGAATCCAGAAACTGAATACGTGCCCCTAGGGCCGCAGTAGATACCGTGGAATAGATCATGGCCCCTGAATTGGCACCTTGAACATTTTCCACAGTTTCAGGCGTCGACCAGATTATCCCATGATTGCGGCTCATCGCGACTGCCGTGGCAAAACCGCTGTCGCTCCCGTTGGTGCCCGTTAGGGCCGTCGCCGAAAAGATAATCCCCGTCTTGAAGGCACTGGGATTGTTGACGAAGACGATACCGGCCTCCGCATCGGAAGTGCCGCTCGTCTGACCGCCCCCTGCGCCAATCTGGATGCCGTATGTGCCGCCGCCTGCGTTGGGATGGAATGGGGTTGACTGACCCGACGCCGCGCCGCCCAGATTGACAGCCTCAAGCTCCATACAAAAGGTCGGCTGATAATTGACGCCCGGCATGCGCCAGCCCTCACCGTAGAAGGCATACGCCGTGGCTGAGGTAGGATTGGCCGTATCGTCAGCTACGCCCCACGCAGCGACACCGATCGAACTTGGTACATATCCGAGGGTGCCTTCGTTGCCCGAGGCAGGATTGGTATGCGAGGCGCCCAGAAGCCCGATCGATCCGAAGCGCGTCAGCGCCGCCATCTGGGCTCCCCATACCGGCCACGCCCCGATCGATGTCGTCGACATAAGGCGAGATAGCCAGTCGTTAGTCCCGGCGGTGCGGTTTTGCTGAGCCAAATTATCGGTCGCCGCGCCGACGAAGAACCTGTCACCAGTGCGGCGGACCTTGGCCCCTTTATCGCTATAAAATTGGCCGCTTGCAGCGGTCTCGACCGACAGGGCTGCGATATCATCAGTGCGACCGGTGAACGTTTTGGTCCCGTCGGGCGAGACGATAACAAGCTGCTCGTCTCCTGACAGGGGTGTCGATGCCTGCACGTAGCCGTTGATCCGCGCCATATCAGCCTCTCGCTTGCCACGTGATTGTGCCCAGTGTCGCCATCTGATCTGCGGCGAGAACAATATCCGACGTCGGTGAGACAAGATCGTTGTCTGTACCCGCAACAGCAGCGATCGCAGCTTCAATAGCGGCGATCGTCACCTTGCCGCCGGATGCGCTGCCCCCGATGCCCGCAGCCACGAAGACCGGCCCCAGAGCAGCCGTAACCGCCGTTTGCGCCGATACGGTGTCCGGGCTTAAGGCGATTGTCAGCGCCTGCGGCACGATGCTTGCTGCATAGACGGTAACGTTGCCGCGCACTGGACGCTGCCCGTCGATCGCCAACTGAACTGCCGCCACCTGTGCGGCACTTGGCGCAGTCGGGCCGGACATGGCGACGATCACCCCGGCAGTGCCGGCTCCACCATAGGCACGCACGACATTGACATACGCCGCGCCTGCATTGATCGCCCAGCTGCGATAGTCGGCGATCGTGCCGCCTCCGACAGGAGAGCGGATCGCGGAAAGAATACGCGACCGCCAGCTTTCAACGGGTTCGATCGGCCCCCCGCCAGTTAATCCGTCCTGATCAGTCGTAATGGACGTAACGCCCGCAATCGGAGACACCATCTGGGCAGCACTGTTTGCTGCAAGATTGCCCGATATCCCTGCTGCCGTTGCCGTAACGCTGACGGATGCAGCAGATCCGGCGGAGATCGATATTGCGGCGTCAACTGACCATTGCGCCGACCCATCGACCGTTATCAGCGCACCCTGCGGAATGGTAAGAGACGACGATGCTGCGATGACCACATATCCGATTGCCGATGTGGCCGAGAGGCGCGGTTTGCCCCACACTCTTGCGTGGTCCGGCAGCAGGCCGACATCCGTAGCGGTTGTCGGCATCAGTTCACGCGCAATGTCACGCATATAAAGATATGCTTCGTAGTCACCCAAAGCGTACAGGACCGACAGTGCCTGCTCCAGTGTCTGTGGAGCGGTGGCATCGAGCGTGACGCTCGATCCATCCGACGCTACAAACGTCTGCTGCGATAGGCCGGCTGCGAAGCGTTGCGCGAGCGCTGCGGGTGTCGGGATCGGCAGGGTCACAGCGTGGTCACCGGCGCATTTACCGTAAGGCCGAGCGTCGAGGCGCTGACGAGAAGGATGCCACGCGCCTTGTCATACCAGGACGCGGCGACGTCGATGTCGATCCCATGATAATCCGCGATCGGCGCGACCGCCTCGGCCGCGTAATCTTCGGCCGCGATACGCGTCGCATCCGACGCACGCGCCCGCGAGAGCAGCCACGCACGCGATCCATAACGCTGGCCAGCTGCCAAAAGGATATCGCCCACCCAGCCGCGCCTCGAGAAGAGAGGGGCAACGGTGCCGGCAGGAGCCGTCAGCATATCGGGCACGACATCGTTAGGATCGGCGCGGCGATCCGTGCACAGGGCAATCAGGAGCGGCGTCGCCGGCGTGCGATCGATCGCAATGCGCCCGCGCCCGTTGGCCACGGGATCGATCACGAGATCGATCACGCCCAGACCGGGATTGATCCCCAATTTCATGGCGGCGAAGGAAGCGGCGGGCATGACCCCACCGTGCAGCTAAACCCGGGCAGGCATCACGGTGTCAGATCACACCGTGTCGTCAGGCCTGGGGTGGTCCACTCTCTCCTGATCCGATCTGCACGTCGGTGTGAACGTGCTTCTGAAGGCTGACGGTGCCGGCGGTTACATCGCCCTTTGCGGTGATCGCACCATCGGTCTGGATATTGAGCGGGGTGTAGATCCGCTCAGCGTTGATATCGAGCACCGTAGTCCCGGCAATCGCCACCTGCAACTCGGCCGCGCAATCGATGCGGACGATCCTGCCGTCCTTCAGATAGACCTTCTGACCGAGCGCATCGTAGAGGCACGCCTCGCCCTCGGCGAGATTGCCCATGCGCGCGACAGAAGGATTGGCGGGCGGAAGCGCCACAAGGTCGGCCGGATCGCCCCCATTGGTGACGACATGCGTGACCGCGCCGTCATGCGGGGCGTGCGCCGCCAGTCCGAACGGATGATGTACCGGCACGCCGGAGCGCGAGACGCCATAATGCGTATCGATATCCACCGTCTGGTCGCCGCCTGTGTCGTCGATGCCGGAGACGACACCGCGCCCGATCAGACTCCGGATCGCCATGTGAAGCGCATCGAGCATCAGCTGCGGCCCACCAGAGAGCGCGCCGTCAGGTGAGATGCCTTGCGTGCGCCAGCCCGTGCATGATCCTCATCCCCCGTCATGTCGTAGGCATCCGGTGCCACGACCGATATCCGCGTCTCATACCCCTGGTCGGATGCCACCCATGTCACGGCCCCGATCAGCATGTCCTGCTGAAGGCCCCCATAAAGATCGGTTACGGAAACAAGCTGGTTCGGGAGCCAGAGATCGCCTTTGGCATTGAGCAGCCCGGGCACGATGTAGACATGCGCCGTCGCACCGGCACGGGTCGTGCGGCCGCGCCAGCTCGCCTGATCCTGCAGCGACCATGGGTCCGCATCCGCGCGCGGTTTCGTGGCCTTGCGGGCTTTCCGGCGCGTGCCCGCATGAAACGCCAGAGGCGGTCCCACATCTGCGGACAGCCCTTCCGCCGTGCTGTCGAGCGGGGGAAGCGGGGCCTGCTGGGTTGCAACCGAGGCGGCGCTCTGCGTCTTGGCAAGCCAGACGCGCGGTCGATAGCGGCGCACTTCCGGGTCCACCCAATGGCCATAGCGCGTGGTGCTCGACAGTTCGACCTTGCGGTGCGACGGCGCGGCCGGCGGCTGCTGCGGCACGGCCGAGAGTGGATCGGCCGTTGCATCGAGCGCTGCCTTAACGGGCCGTAAGTGCGACTTGAACTGCCCCTTAACCCACACGTCGGAGTGGCGGTTGCGCGCCGATTTGCGGATCTCAACGCCGCGCACATTGCCCGGGAAGGTCAGGCTGTCACTCGCCCGTGTCGTGCCCGCCTGTGTCAGGACGATACCGCCGATGCCGTCGGACGTGACGAGCACGCCGCGCTGGCGGGCGTGATGCTCGATGGCATCCATCACCGTATCGCCCGGTTCCAGCGCGACCAGCGTGAACGGCGCGCCCGTCTCCACCTGCTGGTCCAGCGTGATCCGGTAGGGGTTCGTCAGATGGCCGACCAGGCTCTCCAGGCGGATCTGCCGATATTCCCCGGGCCCGGTCGGGTTGGCCGAGCAATCCACGAGATCGCCGGTCACGTCGCGCCCGCTGATGATCGCCTCGGCCGTATGCTCGTCGGCCGTCAGATTGATGTCGTCCACCCATCCCTTGAGCACCACCTGTCCGTTAATCGAAATCTCCACCGGATCGCGGTCCTGGATCGCCGTGTAATCAGGCGGCGTATCGCCGAGGAGGGCAGCAGAGCGCACTTCGTCGAGGTAACGAATGCGAAAACTACCAGCGATATCCGCCAGATCGCGCCCCACCTCGCAGCTCGTCCAGGTCGTCAGCACGCGGCCTGCGACACGCACGACCATCGGCCGGCGCGCAAATGTCACGCTCTCACTCATGTCAGATCCAACAGCTGAAGTGCGCCCGGCCCCGCCACGCCGGGATGGATCAGGTCGTTGCGTGCGACCATGTCATCCATGACAGTCTGCACATTCGATGGCGTGTCTCCCGCAACGGCATAGGCGATCGCCCACGCACTCATCGGACGCGCGACTGGCACGGAGATCACGGGCGGCAGCCTACCAATGGTCGAAGAGTAATCGGCCAGCACCGCCAGACGAAGATCGCGCAACGCGCTCCAGATGGCAGTGATCTGCAGCGCCGCCCCGGCAGCGGCGGCATTTTCGATGTCGGTCGCGAGCGCATCGAGCGCGTCCGTCAGCACATCGCGCGCCGCCAGCGCATCCGGCTGGCTGACATAGGCCACCGATGTGGACGCCGCCACGGCCTGCGAGACCGTCATCATCCGTGCGACGACACCGAGGCCCAGCACGGTCGCGGGAACCTGACTGGTGTCCGAGAGCGAGAGCGCTGCCGTGCCCACCTGAAGCGCGCCGGAGAGCAGCATTGTGACGACATCGGACGGATCAGCCGTGAGCGTCACTCCGTCCGCCACCTGCACAGCGGGGGCGATCGCCGCCGTGCCCACCGGCATCGCGCTCGATGCGATCGCGGCCGGAACGCCACCGAGCGCCGAGGAGACGGCATCGGCATAGGTCGTATCGCCATTGCTCGCGGGCGCGCTTACGCCGCCCGTCAGCGTGATCTGTGCAGATGATGACGCGTCCTGAACTGGCTGAGCGCTATTGCCGACGAGACCGTCCCACACGCCCGACGCCTGACTCAAAAGACTACTGACGTCACCTGCCATCGCCAGCGGTATCGCCAGTGGCGAGAGGATCGCCTGTGTCGCGATGATCGCCTGATCGACCATCGCATCCGCCTGCGTCAGCAGGTTCGTGAGCGTGTCATCGATGGACGAAAATAAACCGGTGGCCCGGGAATCATCCGGGTCGCGATAGAACGAGGCGGTGAAGCGCGCGACACGGATCTCGCGATCCGAAAAACTGATCTCGGGCGGCTGCTCGGCCAGGCGAACGCGCAGGCGGCCATACCAGGGGTGCACGAGCGTCGCCGGGCCAGCCGCCAGAAACGCGGTGCGCAGGCGCTGCGCGCGGATGACATAGTCATCGCCGATGATCAGGCCCGTGACCTGGATCGCGCCTTCGATGCGCCCGAAGTCCTGGAAGCGCTGGATATCACGCCCGGGGAACAGCCAGCGCACGATGCGTCGGCCGGACGCCTCGCGCACGTCCGGCATGAAGAAGGTCACGCCGCGAAAGGATGCCGTCGTCAGGATACGCCCGAGCGCCGAGCCCGCCAGTCCGGCGATGCCGCCGAGCTCGGAAAGCGTCGACGCGCCGACAGCGCCGAGCCCAGCCGTCGAGAGCGAACCGCTCATGGGCGGGACAACATGCGGCCGGTGCCGGACGCTGATTTCACCTGCAGGCGGGGATTGGGCTGGACGGTCGCGCGCACGCCTGGATCAGTCGTGACGTGTAACTGGATCGGCGGCATGAGTCCTGCCGATCCCGTCATCGCGACAGGACGCCCGGTCGAACCAGTATCGCCGTGCCGGCCGAGGTGCAGCAGCCAGCCCGCCCAGGACTCCAGCCACGATCCGAACGCCGTGAAGCCGTGCCTGACCGATTCCCAGTGTTTGTAGATCTCGAGCGCCGCAACGCCGAGGCCGACCGCAAGTGCCGCGATCGCGATGCCCGGGAGCCCCATCGCGCCAGCCAGAACGACCGCACCGCGCGAGAGCGGTCCCATAATCGCGCCGATCAGCCCGAACCCGGCGCGCAGAGGTATCAGGACTGCACCCAGGGCCGCCATAACCGCGGCAAACGCGATCACGCCGCCGACAATCGCGAGCAATATCGGCAGAGCCTTGGGAGAGGCCTTGTTGAGCGCCTCGATTCCGTCGATCACATGATGGAGCCCGATCGTCATCACATGCAGGACCGGGACAAACCCGTCACCGACCAGGCGCGCGAGCTGCGCCAGTGATTCCTCGAACGCGCCCAGTTCTGCTGTCGTCGAGGTGAGTCCTGTCCGGAAGTCCCGATCGATCACACTCTGGTCCGCGCCGGCGACCTTGCCACGGATCGAAAAGAACTGATCCATATGCTGGAGAACAGCGGTGACGAAGGCGCGATCTTCCTGATTATTGAACAGTGTGCCCAGCGTCCTGGCGTCGCGGCCGCCATTCGTGATCCGGTTCACCTGCTGGAGCACCGCCATCATCGGATCGAGGCCTGCCCGGCGCGCGTTTGCTTCGGTCCCGAACAGGTCCACGCCAAACTCCGCGAACCTTTTTGCAGTATGGGGACTGGTGATGGCCTGCAGAAATGCACGCGTATTGGTGACAGCCTCACCTTCAGTTCCGGTGGACTTCCGGGCAACCGCGAGCACTGCAGCAAGATCGTTGACGCCAGATCGTCCGGTCACGCCGAGCATTCCCGCCTGTGCGGCGACCTGCGGCAGCAAAGGAGCCAGTTTCTCGAAAGGAAGGTCAGCCTGTTTGCCAGCCAGCGCGATCGCGGCAAGCGCACCACCCAGATCCCTGTCGCCCACCCCGAGGTTTTCCTGAAGGGCAAACGTGGATTTCGCGACGGCTTCGGGCGCGGCGTTGTAGGCGGTGGAAATATGCGCAACGGTCGGCAGGACCGCATCGAGCTTGCTACCGGAATAGCCTTCGCGGCTGAAAAATCCCGCAGCGTCAGCCAGATCGACTCCACGCTGCGATGTCTGGCGCGCGAGCTGATCGAGTCGGACACCATAATCTGATGCGAACTGACGGTTCGCGTCGCCATCGTAGCCCAGTCCGATGCCGATATGGGTGAGCGTATTGTTGAACTCGGCCGCCGCATGCACGGGCTCGATCAGTCCGAAGCCTGCTGCCGCCGCGCCGAACGCCCGCCCGACACCACTCTCGACCGCCTCGCCGAAATGCCCGACCGATCCACGCACGTTGCCCAGATAGGCACCGACGCCAGGCACGAACCGACCCCCGCCGCTTGCGCCATAGCCCGAATCAAGTTGTTCGTGGATCGCACGCATCGCGGCCATCGAGCGCGATGCGGCAGCTTCCGCGCTTTCCGCCATTCCCGTAAGCGCGCCCGATGCCTCACGCGCTTCCGTCGTCGTCTGGCCAAGCGTTTCGTTGAGCGTGGTGGTGGACGCTGCCGCCTCACCCATGGCCGCATCCGTGCGTTCGAGCGTCTCGTTCAGGCCTTCCGTCGCGCGTGTGGCGCGCTCGACGGGCTCCCATAACTTATCGAACGGATCGTTGCCGCCAATGCGCCCGAGCGCGGCATCGATACGGTCGAAAATACCGATGATTTTATCGAGGGGACCGGACAGACCATCCTTGAGGTCGAGCTGGAATTCCGCCCTCATCGACCCCGACATCAGCGATTCCTCTCTATCTCTTCTTGAATCCGATCACCCAACGCGCGGGCAGCCGCACTCCAGAATTGCGCGCGGCGCGGGCTCATACGGCAGAGACTGCCCTCGTCGAAATGCAGCGTGTGTGCCAGTGATGCCAGGATTACCGGCCAGTCCTCTGGCCACGCTGCGTAAAAACGCCGAGCACCTCGACGAGCGCCATGAAATCTGGGTGGGAGAGACTACGGATCATCTCGGCCCCGACCGGCCCGGCGAGACCCGTCATGCGCTGCAGAAGGAAAAGCTGACGCCCCGAATTGCCGACCTCGTCCGCAGCGTCGATCATATCGCCGCCATACAGACGACGGCAGGTCAGCGCCGCCATTTCCTCGCGCCGCGCGCCGTCCGGCCCATCCAGACGCGCCGCGATGGATTCGTCCAGGCGAAGCGTCACGCTCCCATCGGAATTCCAGCGCGCTCCCTCGGGCAATTTCGGGCGCATGTCGGCTTTTACGGGCCGGTCAGCCTGCTCCGTTGCATCGAGCACGTGCGGCGTGACGTGGGGCCGATCATGAGTGACGTAGGGGCGCGTGGGATCGAAATCGGGCATCAGTTACGGACCAGTTCGCTATAGCTGGAGAAATTGAACACCACGGGTGCCTTGCCGCCATCGTCGGTCAGCACGGGGGCGTCCAGGATAAAGGCATCGGGCGAGACCCAGACCTGCCCGGTATCGGCCTGCACCTGCAGTTCGCCTTCGTCACCCGGGGTAAGAGACGCAAGAGACATCCCCTTGAGGATCATCAGGGTCGCGCGCACCTCGCCACCTTGAAACTCCTGGCTGCGGTTCAGCTGATACCCTGCCGCGACAGCCACGTTGCGCAGGCCCGACAAGCGGATCGATGAGCCCTTCAGCACGGAAAACTGTGTTCCCCGCCACCACACACGAACAATACCGACGCCCTGCGCCATATCGGATTACCCCTGAACCTGAAGGATGTTGGCGTCGATGATCAGCGCGCCGATCGGCTTGATCGGCAGCACGGCATCGACCCGATTGCGATCGGTCGCATTGCGGCTGAAGCTTGCCATGGGCGCGAGCGTGTCCGCGTCCTCGATCCAGCCCTGCGCTTCGTAAAGTTTGCACTGACCGCACCATGCCGCCGTGAGCGTGGATGGCGTCACGACACCCGGGACGGATGCCGAGATCGAGTTGTCCGACGCGAGCTTCGCGCGCGGGTAGGTCGCCTCGACATAGGTGTCCCACTCATATCGCACGCGGCTGGCGATCGCCGGGATCATGATGTCCTGCGGCATGCCGGTGGCGACGCCCGAAGGCAGCGTCTGATAGGTGGTCACCACGCGCTCCAGTGAGACGCTACCATCCGCCGCAACCAGGAAGGTGCTGATCCCCGAGCCAAGCAGGACATTGCGCTGGTCGGAGACAAAGGCATCGAGACCCTGCGGAGCCATGCCGACGAGCGCGTCCATGCCGACACCGCGTAGCTGTAGCGACGGGTCATTATTGAGGCTCAAGCAGCACTCGCCCGCGAAGGCACCGACAGCCGCTGCCTGTGGCCACATTGGATTTTGCGCACCGATGATGTTGAGCAACATCGAATTAAGCTGGGCGGTGACCGCCAGCAGAGAGCCGTAGCTCCCGCGAAGGGCGGCGTAACCGCGCGCATTCTTTTTGACCATCGCGCCGTAGCGCCTGGACAGTTCTGCCGCCAGCGTCTGGAGATTGGCCGTATCGTAGAGTGTCGTGACGATATCGGTGTACCAGATCGAGGATACCAGCGAGAGCGCGCTGGCGATCGACGGCGCACCCGCGCCGCCTGAAGGCGCTGCGATCGTCACATCCGATCCGGCGACATAATCCGAGGCATAGGGAGAGTCCCGCAGATCGATGTCATTGCCGTACTGGCTGGCCTCGACGGCCGTCAGCGTCACGACATTCCCGCTGCTGCCGCCGCGCGATGCGTTGCCGATGCCACTGGCGGCGATTGCCTGGGACGCGTTGTAGGCGGTCACGAAGTTAGCGGCCTGCGTATAATTGGCGTCACCCGATGACACGCCCCATGTGATGCGCTGGCCGCCCACATAGATCGCCCGCGTGCCGGATGCCGTTGCCGCCTGCGTCGGAAAGGTGATCGATCCGGCCGCCTGCGTCGCGCCGGCACCCGGCGGGATCGCCAGCACATCCATTGCGACACCCGGGCAGGCTGCGACGAACGCAGCGAGGGCGATCGCAGCCGATGAGCCGATGCCCAGGAGGCGCTGCATCGCGGCGGCCGATGTGTCCTGATAGAGTTGCGCGGCCGAGAGACTCGCAGGCCCGATCGCCACGATCAGCACCCGCACCGGCATCGCGAAGAGCGTGGTCGGGGGCACGAACTGCACTTCGGTGTAGGCGCCCGGGACATTATAGCTGCCGGGGATCTGGCTGAAGGCGAGGCTCACGATGCGGTCCCCTTGCTGCTCGTCGATGCGGTCGACGCCGTGGTGGTGGTGGTCGATGCAGCCGTGCTGGGCGTGGTCGCGCTCGCCACGGCGGCACCGCTGACCGGCATGGCCGATCCGGTGTCGGCCGTCGTCTCGATCACGTCACCAGCTGCGACGAGCCTCGACCAGAAGGGATCGTCCGTCTCGACCCAAAACTTGTCGGGGACGGCACCGCCGCGCGGATCCTTGACCACGCGCCCTGCGGCCGTGGTGACGAGCAGCTTGCTCATTGGTCCCTCACTTGAAGTGTAGTTGGTGTTTGCGCCACGCCATCGACGATCATCGTCCGTTCGAGCGCCAAGAAATCATCCAGCTCGGTAATCAGGTCAGCGTCTTCGAACCCGACATTGGGGATGCGGACGACGAGGCCAGCCGCTGCCAGATCCTCGCGCAGCCAGTCCATCTCCTGAACGGCGGCCGAGTGCGCGATCTGGCAGGTGCCGACATCATCGATCGTCCACCCATGCAGCGCGTAGCTGGCGAGAGCCGACATGCCGATAATCCCTGGCACTACACCGTCACCCAGATACTGGTCGCGTGCTGTGCCATGCTTGGTGATCAGCACCAGGGCGAAGGTCAGATCTCCTCGAAACTGCGCGCCGGTGCTGGTTTGAGGCGACCATGATTCATAGGCCAGCGCCACGAGAGGCGTGGCGCGCACGAGATTGTCCCACTGCGATTTGGTCGCGCGCGGCGGGATCACCTGATGGCTGAACCGCGTCTCCGGAAACACCTGATGCAGACGATCGGCTATCGCCCGGAAAGCGCGCGCTCCCTCTGCTCCCGCGATCAGGTGAGGCGACAGTTTTTCCCATGGGTCGCTCACCACAGTTCTCCGCATCGCTGCCCGGGTCGCCGGGTACTGATCCGCAAGAAGGTCTGCGTCTCGTTGGCCGGCACGATACCGTCCAGTGACACTTTTCCGCTGGCGATATCCCGCAGCCACATCAACGTGTCACGCCGATCGTCGCGCATCTGTTCGGTTGGGATCGTCTCGCCGTTTTGCGCGAGATCGTAGCGCGCGATCTTGCAGCATGCCGCAACGATGCTCGGCGTGGGTTCGGCCAGCGGGACCGCATAACGGCGATTGAGATAGCCGTCGATCAGATCCGATGCATCGGTCAACGACTGGGCGACGCGGGTCGCGTCGATACGGTCGCGGTCCTGCCCGGCAGGTGTCGTGTTGGCAATCAGCTCACGCTCGCCATATCGACTGATCAGATCGGTGATCGCGGCATAGGGCATCAGGTGATCTCGATGATTTCGAGAAGCGGCTCCGCGATCAGTTGCGTCATCTGCTCAGGGGAGAACCAGTCGCGCGCATACACGCCGATTCCTGGGTGGACCATGTTCGCACGGCGCATGTTTGGCTGCCGCGAGACGATGATCAGATGCCCACGATCGACCTGACGGTGCTGATGTTTGGACAGCAGCATCACCAGAGCAGGAGCGGGTGCCCCGGCTTCGGACGTCGGGACGGGCGGCGTCGCATCCGCGCCTTCGTGTGCGGGTTCCGGCTCCCCATTGATCAAGGCTTCGGGCACCTGCGCGGTCGTATCGATAATCGGCGTGGCGTCGATATCGACAGCCGAAGGAGGCGCGTCCGGACGCGGAGTGATCGGACGGCTGGCTTCGGGATTTGGGTTTTTCTTCATCGTTTGCCTCACAGCCAGGGATTGACGATCGCCTGCATCGTCCCGCGCCACTGGTTGGACTGCAGGGCGTAGGTGCCATTGCTTTGCAGGACCGAGATCAGCTCGTTGTTCTGCAGCGCCAGCGCATCGGACTTCAGGGCCAACGGCACGATCAGCTTGTTGGGGCTGATCGCATATGGCGCGCCATCCGGACGGCGCTGCGACCCCATGTTCGCGACGGCGCTGGCCCAGCTTGCGATCGTCAGCGGCCGCGTGGATCGATAGGCCACCTGATAGACGCCAAAGCCCACCGCACAGCGCCCGTCCACTCCCCAGACAAATTCGTTGCGCCTGAAGACATTTTCGTCGGTCAGATTGGTCAGGGACGTCAGCCCAAACGGACGCCGTGTCTGGAAGATGATCGGCCGCAGAACCTGCGTCGTATCGACGGCATACCATGCGGGTCCGGCCGTCTCTCCTGCTGCCGGCCCTTCGGTGTTGCTGTAGGACTTCGATGCGCCATTGAGATCGGCAGTCGTATGGTCGGTGTCGAAGAAATACTGGCCGTCGTAGCACTGCGTCGTGGTGCCGGCAGCCAGCAGGCGGGACACCAGCAGGTCAGGCAGTTCGCCGGCTGATTTGCCGAGCTGCTGCGTCGCGATCTGGAAGATCCCGAACTGATCGTCCTCGATATCCTCGCGCTTGATAGAAACCGTGTTCTCGAACGTCTTGTTCGGGATCACGAAACCCGTCTGGCTCAGCTGGTGGATGACACGATCGCCCACCCACTCACGCATGCCTGGCAGTTCGTTGAGGCGCGGATAGAAATTCTCGCGCGTCGAACTCGGAACGACCGTCGCAAACTCCTTGTAGAGCGAGGGAGCCGTGTCGAAAAACCTGTTGTAATCCGTGCGGACATTCGCATCGAGGATTTGCAGATACGGGCCGGAAATCGCAGGCATCAGCCAATCTCCACATAGGGGACAGTGCCCACGAAACCGATCAGCACGCCGACCTGAAGCCGGGCGCTGCCGCCGCTGGGTGTCTGGGTGAGGGATACGGTCTGGTCATCGACCGCGTAGACGGGCGCACCGAAATTCGCCCAGGTCGGGGCCGCGTCGAACGGAAGCGCGAACGATCCCCGCTCGCACTTGACGGACGTGCCGCCACCAACGAAGGAGCCGATACCTGGGAAATTGGCCGTGTTGATCTGCTGGTGCTCGGCGATACCCAAGACCGCGACCATTGCCGACGGCGTGTTGGCCGATCCGGCCGGCACGAGCGTGCCGTCCGCGCAGACGACAGCGATCGAGCCACGATACAGCGTATAGCCACTGGCGACCGTGCCGCCGAACTCCGGCGTACGGGACGGGGTTGCGAGGCGATCGAGCGCCCGATCTGCGACAAGCGCCATCAGACGTTACCTCCCATTGCAGCCCGCAGCGCCTTGGGGTCTTGCCCCCAGATCCGTGCCTGCTCCTCGATCATCGGATCGATGGCGGCGTCCGGCGCGCGGCGGACATGCAGCTGAACACCCGGGGCAAGACGCGGCAGCCCGGAGATGATGTCGTTGGCGGCATCGGGATCACTCACGTGCAGCTGGATCAGACGATCACGCATCGTGTCGCTGATCACATGCCCCTCGGCTGCGGCATCCCGCAGACGTTGTTCGGCGGCTGCGCGGGCACCGGCCCCCTTGAGTGCCTTGATCTCGCCCTCAAGCGTCGCGATCCGTGACTGGGCGTGTGTCTCAAGCCCTTCGGTTTTGGCGCGCAGGCCGGTGACGATCGCATCGGCGCTCGATGTGCCGGCGATCCCGGCAATCTCGGCCGCCCGCGTGTGGAGTGTCAGCGCGTCACCCGCGCGATCCAGCGCGGCCTCGACGTCGGCCTGCGAGGCAGTGTCGGCGAGGCGGAGCCTCCGCCGGATATCAGCGAGGTCCATCCTCGGCTCCCTGGTATGGAGGTGGGTCAAACTTGTCAGGTTTGGGCGGTTGGTCAGCGAGGCGTGAACGATCTCCGTCACCCGGCCGTCCGGCGCACGAAAGGCAGGACTGAGTCCGCGATAGGCGCGATCCGCGAGCTTCGCGCGCCCGGCGCGTGTCCAGTCGACACGCCCCCAGATCCCGTCGGCACGCGACTGCATCTCGACGATCCAGCCCTGCGCAGGCGCACCCCCGCCATTGGCGGCGGCGATTTCGGTTGCGTGATTTTCGTCGATCGGCAGCTTGCCCACGCGCATCGAGTGCGTGATCAGGGCGTCGGGGTCGGCGACCTCATAAGGCCCCCGACGATCGTCGCCCGAAAAACGCCCGGCCGGCAGGAGATGCACCCAGTCGGGCACTCCATCGTCGGGTAGCGCGGTGTGGATGTGTAGCGTGTCCATGCCCCGCCGTTATGGCGAGTGCGCGTGGCGCGTATCACGGTGCGTCTTCACACCGTGCCGGTCATAGGCAATCAATCACAGGGCGCGTCAGGAGGCTTTTGGGGGATTACTACCCCCGGATGGCGCTGCCCATCACCCGCACGCCGCACAGGCCCGTTTTAAATCGTTTTAACGGCGTCTTAAAACCCTGATGTCAGGCCGCATCGCCATCAGCGGCCCGACAATGCCCTCCGAAGATAGTCATCGAGCTCTCCCACGAGATCCTCGCGGTCCTCAGCGGTAAAGCCGAGATAGGGGCGCGCGGGTATCGTGACCGATCCGACCATCACTTCCTTCTCGCCCAGGCGGAAAAACAGCGCCCTGGCGTTTTTAGGCCTGATCACGCCACCCAGCTGATGGATGCGCGCATAGATCTTGTTGCTGCCCCAGACGAGCGTATTGCCACGCACCTGTCGCGTGATCGACCGCCAGAGACCGGTGGTCGAATAATCCGCCCCGCGCAGGATGCCTGGCCCGGTCTTGTCGATGGCATAGAGCGGATTGAGCGGCTTCCAGGGATTGCCCTGCGGATCGACGCCGCGCTCGATGCGCCGACGTGTATTGAGCACGATCTGCGCTCCGGCCGCCTCGAGCACCGGGCCGGGCGATCGCCCGAGCGCTGCGATCCGCCCGAGCGCGCCGCGCAGCGCTGCCATGTCGCCCTTGATCATGATGCCCGGCATTTTTCTTGTCTCCGTCCCCGAGGCCCTGATAACGTTCGATCGTCGGCGCGTGGTGACACGGTGAGAATCTCCCTGCCGTAGCACCGCTTATGCGGGAGCGCGATGTGGGGGTCGCTGGGAGGCCCCACCCACGCGTCGACGTCACTCCTTCATATCGTCCATGGGCGTCAGTTCGTCCGGAAGGTCGCTGTGTATGACCTCGGCCCCGCGCAGCGTCGAGCGCGCGTTCTTCATGGATGTCGAATGCATCGACTGGAAATAGAGCCGTTTGCGATCACGCGTACGCTTGACGACGATCTTGTAGAGCCTGCGGCCGGCACGCCCGATAATCCCCACGTGATTGGGTTTTGCGTGATAGGAGGCCAGCGGATCCGCCAGCATCTGCGGAATCTCCGCGTATTCGGCGTCTGTCAGCTCGGGGTGATGCGTGCGCTGTTTGCCGAGCGTATCTGACGACAGCCGCACGCTGTCCGTATCCGTGCCGAGCGCCTGGCGCGGCACGGTGTGCAGTGCTCCCGCCTCGACCTCGCCATGCGCGCCGGGTGCCAGGATGCGCGACACGTCTTCGCGTTGGACCGCCCGTCGCTGCTCGGGCGGCGCGTGTTCGGGATGCACGCCGTCAATGTGCGCACGCGGCTCCAGCCGCGTTGCGGCACGGGCGCGCTCGGCTTCCGCCCAGGCTTGCCCCGGGTTGTACGCAAATCCGGGATCGATCCCCTTGGGCACCATCTCCGTCTTGCCGGTTGCCGGATTGCGCCACGGCCGCACATCGAGCGGCGGTGCCGTGCCCACTTCCCATCCGTTGCGTGCAAGCTGACGGCGCGACACGGGCTCCACGGTGCAATGACAACGCCAGCCGTTGGGAGGGTAGTGCGTGCTCCACCATGGATCGTCTGCGGGCAGAACCAGTCCGTCCCAGGCCATATGCTCGACGCGAGGATGCGGGCATGCATGATGGACGTAGCGCCAGTAAGGATGAATATCGAGCGCTTCGGGCGTCGTCATCTGCGCGTATTCGCCGGCGGAATAGGCCGTTGAAAGATTGGTCTGATAAATGATCTGCGCGCGCCATCCGGGTGTCCCGGTGTGCTCCCAGCCCCGTCGCTTGACGATCAAGTCGAAATCACTGCGGAACTGCTCGAGGGTCCGGCCCTCGGTCAGGGCCTTGCCGACCGCCGTGCGGATATCATTGAGTAACGCTTCGGATGTCGCGCCCGCGACCGTGAAGGCGCGGGCGTGCGCCTCGCCCATCACCTCGCCGAACCGTTCCGACGTCAGGTTGGTCTTTTGCCTGAAGAACTTGATCGCCTGCGACGGAGAGACGCCCTGCGCGTCGAAAATCGCGGCAAGATCATCATTCGCCACCGGTCAGCCGCCGCGCCCGAGCTGCTCCAGGGCGGATGCCTGACCCGCCATCTGCGCAATCGCGATCCCCTGCGCCATCGCGTCGGCAAACGCATCGCCCGGCAGATCAAGCCGCTTAAGGCGTGTCTCGAGATCCGCGATGCTGTCCGCGCTCTCGACGGCGGCGCGCACCGCGTCGGTCATCCGGCCGAGACCGCGTGATGCGTCGCGCGCCAGCCGTCGCGTCATCAGTTCGACAATATGGGGGCCTTCCTCACGCACATGCAGATGCAGCAACCGCCCGATTCGGGCATGCATCGCCACGTCATCCCCCGGCTCATGCAGCGCCTGTTGATCCCGTGCTGCGGGTTGGCGATCGGTCGAAGCCGGCGCACGGGCCGCGTGATCGGCCGGTGGATCAATCTGCGCTTCCTTGTCTTCAGGGGACGTGACGGGCTGCACCTGGGCGATAATGCCGACAATCTCATCGCCATCGTCGGGAGGATTGAGCGATAGCTTGTCATACAGATCCTGTGCACGGACCTTGAATCCCTGCGGTCCCAGATTTTGCACAGCACCGATTACGATCGCCAGATCCGGTTCGTCTGGCCGGCCGATCGACAGGCGCGGATAGATTTTCTGCGGCCCGAACGAAAAATCCACCATGCGACGAATGACCTGCTCATTGAGCGTCGCGGCCAGAAGCATCGCATCCGCGCGCTCGATATCCTCCTGGACGAGCCGATGGATAGCACCCGAGGCATGCGCACCCTGGCGGGAGTCGGCCGTGCCCGTCTGTCCCAGAACTGCCTTGCTGATCTGCTGATCGAGCCAGTCCACCCGCCGCTGATGCAGGTCGTTCGCGCCGGCACCGTTTTTCGGCTCGATAAAATCGACTTCCATGCCCTTCGGCATGATGGCCGCGCACGATCCGGCAATGTCCGTAACGGCCTGCCACAGCACGTCGCGATCCTCCGGGCTGCTCTCGGGACCGTAACGGCCGACACGCATCGGCAAGCCATAGTTCTGGACGAATACGGACCAGTCCCGGAGCGTGAACATCTTGAACATGACCGCCCATGCCACCGCGCGCGTCAGGCCGGACTGGATCGTCAGCCCCGACCAGGACGGATGCCGGTGAACGACGAATTTCTCCGGCTGGATCTCGACGAGCCCCGGCAATGCAGGCGCACCATCAATGCCCGGTGTCTCTCCTGCGCCATAGTCGCTGCGCATGAGAATGCGATCGCCGTCCTGATAATCCGGTTCGAACCACCGCTGGGGCCGATAGATCAGGCGCTGCGGCCGATTGTTGCCCGGTTCGATCGCCCACTCGATCTCGAGTACCGACCAGCCTTTTCCGATCCCGTCGAGCAGGTCGAACAATGCCGCGCGCAGGACATCCGTATCGATCCAGTCGCGCACCCAGTCGGCGATCTTGTTGCCGCGCTTGCTTTCATCTTTGTTCGACACGGTCATCGGCAACTGCGCCACTGACCGTTTGCGCGTGCCGAGCACGCCGAGATAATGCAGGTCGCGCCGTTCGATCTCGGCGGCCAGTTCTTGCCATGCCTGGCTGTTGCCGCTGTCTGCCGCTGCCATGAGCGCGCCCAGGCTTGCGGGATTGAGTCCCACGATCGGCGTGTGCACGACGGCCGGACGCATGCCGATGACGGTCGGTGTCGCGACTGGGCGCGCCAGCGCTTCAGCAGGGAACGGTCGACCATATTGATCGAGGATCGGCATGTCAGTGCCCTCCCAGGCAGACGCGATCGGCCGCCCTCAACCGCGCATAATCGCGAAGATAACGCCGTGTTAAGGGTGCATCACGGCCCTGAAGTTCGGCCAGCAGGGCACGATCGTCGCCGCGACTATAGTCCACGATCTGCGGGCATGTGCGGATCGGATCGGACGCCGCGCAACCGCTCAAAAGCAACACGGTCAGCGCGATCATGATGAGACTGCGCATCCGTCAGAACGTCCCGTCGTGGAGGGAGGAATCAAGGGCTGCATCGTCGGGTGCAGTCGTGATCTGGGCAGCATCCATGCGCGTCTGGCGCGCAAGGGCATCTGCAGTATCCCGTGCGTCCCGCTCGGCCGAGAGGGCCATTTGCGCCCGGCGCGCCAGATGAACGACCAGAAAACCGAACGCCACCAGCGCCAGCACCACGACAAGTCCTAGATACACGGCGATATTGACGCCCATCACAATCTCCCGCGCACACCATAGAGGTCGGGACCATCTCCTCGCGACCGCTCCTCGGCGATCTCGCGTTGCACACCCCATTGCGTCCCGACGCCGCGTGTCTCCCCCGATCCAGAGCGACCCGCCGGTCGATAGCCATATTCCTCGGGTTCCGCCCGGCTGGCGGCATAGGCCATGCATGCCGCCACCGCCGCGTCGCCATGGCGCTTGCCGGTCTTGTCGCTGGTGCGGCTGTCGGAGATACGCGGGACGCCGCGCACGATCTGGATGGCGCGCAGATCGTCCACCGTGTCGCGATCGGCCGGTATGCTGATCGTCGCGTCCTCGAACGCCGCCTTGAGGGGCGGCATGTTGTCGCGATACCAGCCCTCCGAAAGCATGACAGCCTCGACGCGTGCGCCATAGTGCTGGACAGTCACCTCGGCGAGATACTGGCCATTACCACGCGCATCCATCTTGCCGGCACGGAAGCGCGGCAGACGGTCGAGCACGTAGAACAGAATCTGCCGCTGCTGATCGAACGGGACATTGCGCAGCTCGATCGTGAAGGGCGTGCGGCGCTCCAGTGTCTTGCCGATCGCCAGCACCCAGATCACGGTCAGATCGCCGGAGCGACCAAAATCCTCACCGAAGACATGGGGCGTCTTCGGATCGAGCGCGTCCAGGAGCGGCAGGAGCGTCTCGCCACACCAGCGGGCGCATTCCATGGTGCGGAGATGCTCGATCTGGAGCGCGAAGCCGCCGTCGCACGCCCAGCGTGCGACCGATGCGCTGCGATCCGCGCGTGCTTCCAGAAGCGCGAGCGGGAGATAGGCCCCGGTTGAAGGGGACGGAACACAGAAAAGCTCTTCCTGGGCTGCCGTCTCGTCATAAGCGGCAATCAGTTTTGCTCGCCATTTCTCCTGGCCAGCCAGAGACCATGTCTCTCCTGTTCGCTCGCAGATTTTCCGGAAGAGCCCGTCATGCAGGGCGTCGTCGAGCGTCGTCCGGAGAAGGGCGTAAGGCTTTCGTCCAGCGCGGATCTGCTCGACGAGTTCGGCGAAAGGGTTGCTGTCGCCATTATGGGTGCTGATGATTACGACCTTGCCGCCCCACATCAGCAACGCGAGCGCGGCCTTGATCAATTCGGCCAGATCATCATGGAACGCAGCCTCGTCGATAATGATCAGGCCCTGCATGCCGCGCAGGGCACGGGCGCGGCTCGGGAGAGCCAGCACCTTGTGCCCCGAGGCAAAGTCGATACGGAAAACTTTCGTATCTGCTTCGGGGTTCTCCGGATCGCGCCAGAAGCTCTCATGAACCACGGCCGCCGCTGCCTGCATCGCGCCCGCGTGCTCGGCGCAGTAGTCGATGAACTCGCGGGCCATCTCGAGATTGTAGCCCATATAAAACACGTCCATTCCGCCAGCGGCGCTGGACATGGCAGCGTTCAGGTCCGCGACGAAAGACGCCGTCCAGGACAGTCCCGTGCGTCGAGACTTCTCGATGACGGTGACGGAATTCTCCTGGACGGCCTGCATGAAGGCCGTCTGATAGGCCAGAAAAACGGCGCTCATAACGATGCATGCTTCTGATGGAAAAGGTGATCGCGCAGGAGATACCCTTCAAGCGCCCATATTTTTTCACGTGCGTTTCTGCGCGCGATCATGCGCCCGAGTTTTTCGTCGAAATTCTCGACTGATGCGCACGCGCTTTCGCCGTTCACCACAAAACCATTCGTTAGAACGAGGCTGCACAGCGTGGTCGTCGTGCCGGGAACCCGGTGGTAGTGCTCCAGTGCGATCACGCCATCAATATGCTCTGGCGTGATACGAGGAGCCGTCAATCCAAGGGAGATGATTGCTCTTTCGATTTGCTTGTCGTCGCTCATGACTTGATCAGCCCCTGCATGATGGCCTGCGCCGTTTCGGCGGTCAGTCCCTTGTTCTTCATTGCTGCGTTCAGGCCCTTTTCGACCTGCTTGCGGATCCGCGCTTCGGTCGCTGCCTCGATCTTGGCTGCATATTCGGCATCCGCCTTGCTCGACTTGGTCAGGTGGTCGACCGCCTTGGCGAGCAGCATGACGCCTTCCGGATTGCCTTTGAGCGCGGCCAGACCATCCTCATCCGGCCCTTCGCCCTCGCCATCACCCTGAGCGAGGAACAGATCGGTGATCGCCGTGTGCAGCAGCTCTATGTTGAGCTGCGCCGATCGCGACGCCGGCGCGTCGCCCAGCTGGCGCACAAGCGCCTCGGCAATATTGCGGGAGTGCCTCAGCCTGGCACCGATCCGCTCCATGGATTTGACATGACGCCCTAGCGCCGAGCGACTGATCGTCGTGACGTCCAGTTCGCGAAGCGCCGCAAGGATCTCATCAAGTGTGTGCCCGTTGCCGCGCAGACGGCCGATCTCGTCGCGGATTTCCGGCTCAAGCCGATCGATGGATGATGGACGCTCGGCCACGATCTGCCGTCCGGATCAGAGCGGTCGACGCGCGGCGACGCCATGCACGGTGCGCACGCAATCGCGCGTCTGCAAACCTGCCGTCGTCAGCGTCGCAACCCATAATTCCGTCCCGTCAAAAGACCTTTGCAACTTCTCCAGCTTCAGACATTCGGCGCGCTCCAGAAGCAGTAGATCGTTGCGAATATCCTCGACATTTGCCGGTCGTCCCCATGACTGGATCGAACGCAAAACGAGTTGCTCATTCAGCGAGCGCGTTTCCATCTGGGCGATTGCATCCAGGATAAACCAGCGTCGATCGGCATCGATTTCGCGCCTGACGGGATTCATTGTGCGTCCTTCATATGTCCGCGAACCACGACGTGAAGCAGTTCGGTGTTATTTTTAAGCATCTGACCAAGAGCATCGATTGCACGCTCAAGACGGGCTTCCGAGACGCGGCGTTTCTCAAATTCGCCTTCAAATAACCTGTCTCTCTTTTCGAACTCCTCGGTCAGGCGACGTGTCTGCTGTTCGAGGTTATCGAGGCGTCGCCTGTTCGCGAACACGATGAGCACCGCAACAATCGATGACCCGATTGACGCCAGCGCGAACGCAAGGATGATCATCACAAGAGTTGGACTGCTGGCTGCTCCCGCAGCAGCGCCCGCCGCAGCGGCCTGAACGACAGTCCCGGCGGGCGTTTGCGGGAGCATCCGATTACGATGCCGCCTGAGAAGGGGCGATCGTATCCGAAGCGGTCAGCCCGGCATTAGGAACAATGGCCGTCGCCAGGTCATAGATCGCCGCCTTGACGTGCGTCTGGATTACCGCAACGGACGGCAGGACAAATCCCGCCTGTTTCGCAAGCAGCAGAAACTCGTTCTGCGCCTCGGCGACAATTTCGTTGTCGGTGCGGAAGCTCTGGTAACTCTCCACGAGCTTGTCGATGCCGCCGTCAATTTTCGTAACGGCACTTTTGACAGCCACCTGTGCAATCGACTGATATTTAGTGCCTTTACCCGCAATAAGCGTGCCCACCAGCGGCGACAGAAGCGCCGAGGCGGACGTAAGGATGGTTTTCCAGTTCACTGGTCTCTCCGGGTTTTTCAGACGGCGCTTCGTCCGCGCCCGCAATCACACTGTCACCCCCGGCCGCGCGTCCGTGGCGGGGTATCCCTCACGCCATGGCGGGCAGCGGCCGCGCCTCCAGCATTGCAAGCGCCCGCACGAGGCGCGCTTCGAGGCGCGCGAGCCACCCGGACCCGAAATTTCGGAAATTACTGAAGCTGCGATAGGCAAGCGCCTGACGGCTCGCGAGCGCGTAGATCAGCAGACGCGTGCCGGCGTCCTGCTCCTGTGCTGCACGCAATGTCACCGGGCCGATCGCACCATCCGCCGTAACAGCCAGATCCGTCTGGAGCCGCGCTGCATAATCTTTAGAGATGAATTTTGCGATCTGATCGCCCCGGACGTTCTCCATGATCGCCAGCGTTTCCGGACCAATATTTCCATCGATCTCGGAATCGAGGACGCCGACAATCTGCTGAAACTGCTTGGCCGCGCGCTGCACGCCGGAATTGAACGCGAAATCGACAAGCATCAGATCGACGCCGTCAGGCAGATTATCGCCTGCGATTGCACGCCAATACAGCGCCGCATAAATCGCCTCGAACGTCGTCTGCGAAATCGACTTCATCACCGCAGCCGTCACCAGTTCGGCGCTGCCACACCACTGCACCATGACGGGGGCAGAGATGCCGCGCATCGTGCCGACCTGACGGCCCATCCCGACCTCTCCACGCGTCCAGTTCCCCGGATCACTGTGCAGGTTCTGGTAAAGACCTTCTCTGCCGGCCGTAAATTCTGCTGATTTATCGAGGTTGCGCTGCATGCCCCATAATTAGGGGGAGGGCGTAAAAGCCATCACGGTGTGACGCTGCACCGTGATGGCTAGAAGAGCGTCGCCTGCCTGTCGTCGACCGGGCGTGGGCGGCTTGCACTCCGCCCGTTATACGGCTTTGCCAGCCAGTCATATACTGCGCGTTTGGCAACGCCGCTGCGCGAGACGATCTCGTTGATCGTCAATCCCATAGCCGCATATTTATGGATACGCCAATGGCGGCATACGGGCACGGACCAATATTCGCCTCCATATGCCGCACATAAGGCACGGGCTATTCCATCGCCGTAAAGGCGCTCGATGCGGTTGCCGTCCGGACGCTGCGGCACCCAGATGCTCTGTCCCGCCAGCTGCTCAACAAATTGCAGCGCCGCATCCTCGCCGACGGCGTGCGCTAAAAACAGGATATTTTCCGGAACAGCGAGGATCATTACTCGATAGACCACGTCATTCTCACGGGCAGGCCACCTGTCATGGGATAGGCTGGCCGTTGAGATCGTAGCCGAAAATATTATACGACTGGGGACCGGCAGTCAGACCCAATTCCATACGCGCCCTGATACGCCAATCCAGTATGTGTGCCGCAAGATGCGGATAGTCCGATAGAAATCGTGCACACAGCCATGCGATATGCCCAACCACTGGTTCCATACGTTTGATAAACGCCATCTGCTGTTGGGTATCTAGCCTGTCTATTGGCCGGTAGCCATCAATATCAATGGAGATGCGATCACACTCGTTTCTTATGAGTTCCACTGAGTTGGCGGTGCCTCTAATCGGCGTTCTTGCACGCGATTGAACAATCCTGACGATATCCATGTCAGCTGACGATACAAGACGATCAAAAGCTGCCTGCAACTCTCCGATCTTTTCGGAAAGAGCGGATAGATCACGATCGTATTGCTTGGTCATTTGTGACTGAAGCTTATATCCAAGAAGAACGTCAGCATGCTGGGCAACGCTACGCGCGCTATCGGATACACGCCCAAGTGTGCGTTCAGCATCTGCAATAATACTGGTCATGTTTTCCACCTCAAGACTGTCGGTCGAACCTGGACTATTCATGCGCGCACCATTTCTGATCGACGCGCAACCGCGATCATACGCGCATCCCGATGGACGTTGTGCTGGCTGATATCGCCAGACTCGGCCATCTCGGTTATGGCAACATGCACGCCCGCAATCGCCATTTCCAGTTTGCGGCGAATATCGTCATCGATCCCCGCGCTGATCCCACGCCCGATGATCTGGCGCAGCTGCACGACTTCCGCCTCTGCCCGATGCAATCGGCCACGCTCCTGATTCCTGTCGGTCATGATGTTGCTCCAGTCACAAATCGTGCCCCCCAGAATACAAAGCGGTGCAGGTCGAGCACGACCTCCATGCCATCAACCAAAATCGCATACTCGTCATGCCTATCGGACCAGATCACCAGATAAGCATGGCCAGAAGCGATCAGTGCAATTCCGGGACGATCGAAGGACAAATACCGCCCTACATCCATCTCGCGATAACTGGTTCCCACGGGCTCTGGCTTTATCACGCCCGATCCCCCTCGGCCCGACGCCGCCAGTCCTTGAGTGCCTCGATCACCCGGTTCGCCTGCGTCGCATCCAGAAATTCCGGGGCCGATACACCCTGCGGATTGGCAACCGTTTTTGTTTGACGCGACACAAACGTGCGCAACGCCGCATCCTTGTCAGGCGCCCGCACATACGGTGCCAGATCGGCCCAGATCGCCATGATCATCCGCACCTGTGCCTTGTCGCTCGGCGGACGTTTCGATCCCTTCTTCGGAACAAATCCATCCTTGCGCATCTGCTTCAGCACCGCCTCGATCTGCGGGATCGAGCAGTCGCGCAGGCTGCGCTCCCCCGTCACCGCTTCGATCTTGTCGCGATAGGTCTCCTCATCGAGCCTCAGCTGCGCCTTCGCTACGCGTATCTTGGCGTAGAGCGGCTGCCGGATTTCGCTCTCGATCAGCGCCATGTCACACCCCTCCGCTCGTATGCTGCGTGACGATCATGGTCGTCACGCACATCAGGAGACCCGTTGCGAGCCCCACGAAAATTCCCAGCACCAGATCAGGCGAGATCATCGCACATCCCTTTCGCCCGTACGAGCCTTGCGGCCCAGCCGCGCGGCGAGAGACTGGATCGACACCGTCACGATGTAGATCCACGCCACGGCCAAAGCCCCCGCCGTCAGCCCGCCCAGCGCCACGGCCAGATAATCATCCAGCATCGCCGTCTCCTTCTTCAGAGCTTCGAAAAATCGACGACGAGCTGGCGCGCATCGTCCTGGGGCGTCTCGCGCACCGTGCAGCGCACCGCCATCTTGCGCCCGGATATCGTGATGGCATCGCGCAGTGCCCGTTGCGCCTCGGGCCAGCGCTCATGCGCCAGATCGAGCCGCGACAAACTGATGATTTTCTGGACATTCACCCGGCCCGTCGTCTCATCCCGCGCAAACGCCTCGTTGACGATCGCGCGCAGATCCTCGCTCGCACCCGCCACGAGATCGTCCAGCAGTTCATTCACGAGAGCCTGCGCGGCCGGGAGCGCCGCCGTCGTCGTCTGGTAACTATATTGCGCAAGGATCACGCTGATCCGTTCGTCATACGAGCGTAGCGTCGTGCCGCCGCTCGCACCGCCGACGCGCGCGCCGTATTCTTGCGCTACCAGATTCCGGAATCCTTCCAGCTTGCCGAAAATATCTTCCTTTTTGCGCCGATTAAATTCCTGGACCTCGGCAAAAATCGCGGCAATTTCTTCCGCTGTCTCGTGTTCGAGAACGCGCAGTGCCCCAATTGCCCGCTTGGGGATAAGGCGTCCGTCCGGACGGGCGAGGCTGTCGCTTTCGTGCGTCATATCGTTCATCGCTATTTCTTTCCTGATCAATGCTTCGTTGCGGCAGCATTGACCGCCGCCATTTCTTCACCGGCTTGTGCAAAGGCCGATATGAGGATCGACAAGGCCAATGCGTCGACCGCAATTCCCAGCGCGGAAGCGGCATCGTCTGCACAGGGCGCAATTTTCCCGTCGGCGTCTCGCGTGACGTGCTCGATCTTGATCAGCAGCCCATCAATGATGTCCCTTGCCGACGGCCCCGTAGATAACAGTCCGGCCGCTTGCCGCTCGATCTTTGCCCGATGGCCCGATGCGTCAAAATGGACGTGATGCGTGAATTTCCTGCTCATACCCACAGTCCTCCCACGACCTGCCGCACAGTCGTTGCAGGCGGCAGACCTGCCAGGAAACGGACGGCGATCGCCGCTACCTGATACGTGCTTTCACGTCCGCCAATCAGGCGTCGCAATTCGTCGGCCGCGCCCTGCGTGGTGCGACTGGGCGATACCGTCACGAGCGCTGCCATCAACTGGCCACGCGCCAGATCGCGATCTGCATCCCGCGCATATTGCGTGCCTGCGCACGCCCGACCCCAATGGCCGATCCAGTCGATTTTCTCAGCCATGTCCGATCGCCTCCACCCGAGCAGAAGAGCCTGCGATCGGCACATCGAGACGCGCGTTTCTCCCCGCGACATAACCCTGCACAGCCGCATTATCGACGCCATGCGCGCGCTTTGCGGCCCGCGATTTGACTTCCTGTAGCTGCCCCCATTCGCGATCGGCGAACTGCTCGATCAGCGCCTCCTCGCGAGCGTCGATCCGCAGACGATCGAGATTGCGCGATGCGGCATATATCCATGCTTCCGCGAAATGATCCGCACGTGCGATCCGCGTTGTGCGCTTCACCGATTTTCGCATCGTGGCAAAATACTTGGCTCGCGACGTGCCGCACTGCCGACCGAGCACCTGATAGGCGTAGGCAGCGACAACAGAACGGGTGCGCTCGCCATAAAACGACACGAGTCGCCGTGCGCCCCGCCAGTCCAGCAGGCAGCGGACGCCGAACGCATTGCACACGGCACTTCGCAGCAACGTATCCCAGCGAGGGGGGCGCGCCGCATGCGAGGCGGAGAAATTCGATTGCGCCGCGCCGAACGCCGCCAGATCAAGCGCTATCTGATCGATGCCATGCTCGTGCATGAGGGCCTGGGCTTTTGCGATCGCCGCTGATGCTTCATGCGCATTCGGAGAGGCACCCATCCGCAGCAATTTGCGGATCCTGTCGATGATTTTCGCATGTGTGTCAGTGCCCGACATGTGCGATCTCCAGTCCTGCCGCTATCGTCGCGGCGGGTGTTCCATCGGAAAAAGAGTCGAAAAATTCGGCGACGACCGCGCGACGCGCTGCGGTCCCCGAAATTGCACCCGGAAACGACCGCACGATCGCCGACAATTCGGCCGCCGTGGCATTCGGCGCGTCCTCGAAAATGAATTTCCGGATCGCCACCACAAGCCCGTCCAGGCGATCGCGATCCTCCCAGATCGTTCCGTGTGCGACGGCGCGCAGCTTGCCCACCACGGCGCTCATGCCCCCAACTCCGCGGCATCGAGCAGGGTCGGAAACCAGCCTCGCGCCGCGCCGAACCGGGCGCTGGCATGACGCGCCAGATCCTCACCAATCACGACCAGACGCGTTGTTCCTTCGACGGTCTCGAACAGATTGCCGAGCACATTGTCCAGGACGCCGGACTGACCCCAATTTTTGAAGCGCCGCCGCAACGCCATCTCGCCGCCATAGGCAGGATGGGCTTCCCCCCAAAGCAGGTTGCGTCGCAAGACATCGACAATCCCGCTCAGCACTGCGCGATCGTCACGACGCTGCACACCGTGAGAGCGGGGAAACCAGACGGCGACGCGCGCCATTTGCTCGTCGGTCAGCATCATCGGCTGCAACATGCGCTCCGCCCGTCGAGCGACTGCCGGCATGGAACGTATGCTCTGCACGGCGCTGCGGCCGTCCGGCGTAATCCGCCACGTGTCTGCCGAAATTTCGGCAAGTCCGCGTGCCGCCAGGGCGTCGCCAATGATGGACGGTCCGGTAAGGAACAGTGCCCCATCGTCCCGCCACCAGGCGAGGCGACGGAAGCCGTCTTGGAACGTCGCCGGGCCGTATTCGCGCAGGAGGCACAGGACGGCCGACTGTCCAGGGGTGATCGTCCGCCACTTCATGACCACTGCTCCTCAAGCGCTGCGATCACGTCGCGGACGGTCAGGTTTTCATCCAGACCCGTCAGAAAATCCTTCAAAACCCCACGTGCTTCCGGCGCAACATTGACCTTCGCCTGCCGCTTGTCCGTCTGGTCGAAGTAATGGGCTGCGATTTCTTCCGGCGTCTTCGCCAGATCGGCGTTCTCGATCTTTTTAGCCATGTCGATCACTCCCGACCCGAAAAGGAGGGAAGCTCGCCATTGGTCAACTGTGACCAGGCCGTCTGGATATCCTTTTCGGAGATCACGCCCCGATCGTCGCCGCCGGCGAGCATGTAGGCAAAACGGATGGTTTTGTTCATCGACCGCAAGCCACCCGCCTGCATGGCGATGTAGCGGCAGAGCTTTCGTAGGTTGGTATCGGTGACGTTCCAGGCGTCGAGCAGCGGCATGACATCGTTCACCTGCGGCTTGGCGCGGTTTTTCCGCATGCCGACGCGGGAGAAGATCTGCGCATGCGTGCTGGCGCGCCCCATGCCCTCGATC